GGCCGGACCGTCGACCACAAGACCGGCAAGGTGAGCCTGGAGCTGGCTTCAGACGAGGCGCTGCTGTTCGACAAGCGCCGCCTGGCAGCTACGGCCGACAAGACTCCCCGGACGCACGAGGCGAGTCTGCGCGCCGTCTGCTCGTGGGCGCTCGGGAAGGTGGGCGCGGCCCTGGAGGCGGGGACCACCGACGCTGTGATGACCGCCGCGTGGCGCGTGTCGAACCTGATCGCGAACCCGAGCATGGAAACCGGTCTGACCGGCTGGACCCTCGGGGCGAACGCGTCGACCTTGACGCAGACCGCCGTCGGCTCGCCGCCGCCGGACTTCGGGACGATGTGCGCGCGGTGGGTATCCGTAGCGGCGGGAGCGACCTACCTCGACTATCTGAACGTGAGCGTCGCCCCTGGGCGCCGTTACACGCTCAGCGCGCAGATGTTCGCGAACCCCGGCGCGACTGGTCGCGTGATGATCCGATTCAAGAACTCTGCGGGCCAGGTGCTGCGCGAAGTGTTCTCATCTGCGACGACCCTCCCGGGCGCGATCTGGACACGCGTGTCCGCGGTCAGTGTCGGTTCGCCTCCAGGAGCCGTGACCGCCGATCTTCACTTCGAGGCGCAGGTGAACGCCGCAGCCCGACCGATCCGCCTCGATTGCGTCATGTTCTACGAGGGAGACGAGTTGGTGCCGTACTTCGACGGCGCGAGGGCAGATGACGCGCTGTACATCTACGACTGGTCAGGAACCGCGAACGCCTCCACCTCGACGCGAGAGCCGATCATCAACCGCCCGCCCGAGCTGTTCGATTGGAAGCCAGGTCAGTCGCTGAACGACTTCCTGCGACCGCTGGTGGAGGCGTCCGGGCTTCGGCTGTTCTGCGACGAGAAGCGCGTCTGGCGGCTCGTCGACCCGTCGACCTACGAGGTGCCGGGGTACGTCGTCGCTCAGTCCGGTCACAACGCGACCGAGGGCACCGACACGATTTCGCGGAACACTGACGAGTGGGCGACCGGCGTCCTCGTGGTCTACCGCTGGACGGATGCCGACGGCACTCGTCAGGAGGCGTACGACTTCGCAGGAACCGACGCCAAGGTCGTCACGATCGAGCGCGAGAGCGAGTTTCCCGGCCCCGGCGCCGCCGTCTACTTCCTGAACAGCCGTCAGGGTCGAGGCCGTGCGCAGGAGGTCACCGCGCTCGTGAACTTCGCCGCGTCGCCGACGCAGGGCGTGACGATCAACCTCCCCGGCACGCTCACGCAGACCGGCAAGGTGCGCCGCGTCAGCTTCGGTCTGTCCGACGGCCTCATGGACCTCGGCACCCGAGGGCTGACCGACACGCTCCCCGGCTCCTGGGCAACGCGTGGACCGGATGAAACGTGGTCGGACGTCGATCCGACCCTGAAGTGGAAGGACGCGTAATGGCACTCGGAGACGACGCACTCGCCGCGGGCTACCCGACGGTGAACCCGACGATCGACCTCGTTCGGGACGGCGCCGACGAGATCACGCGCACTCGCGATTTCGTCGGCCAGGTAAAGCTCGAGACCCGTCCGGTCAACCGAGGCGGAACCGGCGCGACCACCGCGGCGGCTGCGCTTCGGAACCTCGGCATCTACGTGCAGGCAACCGACCCCGGACACGCGAACGGGCGTGTCTGGATCAAGATCCCGGCCTGAGCGGCGAGTCCGATGACTGACCGGATCGCCGTTTCGAAGACTTCGCCGTCGGTGACCTTCTACCTGGAGGCCGACGTCTACAGCTACACGCCCTCGGGCGGATACGCCACCCTCGTCTGCCGTCTGCGGGCCTCGAAGGGCACCGGATCGTTCTTCAGCGACTTCGGTATCCAGGCCGGTGTCGTGAATGGTGTGGCCGAGTTCGGACGTCACCAGGCTGATCCGTTCCTTCCCTCGGGATCGACCGGATGGAACGACGGGCCGTTCTACATCAACGTGCCGATGAGCGGGCCGGGCACCTACGGCCTGACGATGCAGCTCCGCTACGGCAACATCAACACCGATCACGGCGGCTCGATCTGGCTCCCCTGGGTGCCTGGCGCTCCGAACCCGATCGGCGTCGATGAACTCACGCCGACGTCGGCGCGCTATCGGTTCAGCGGAACGACTGACGGCGGCTCGGGGATCACTGGGTGGCAGGCGCAGATCGCCACGGACGCCTCGTTCACGCAGAACGTCCAGACCGTCGCCTCGAACGGAACGACGACGTTCGCAAACCTCACCCCCGCGACGGTCTACTACTTCCGCTCGCGCGGGGCGAACGGCGTCGGCTGGGGACATTGGTCCGCGGTCGTGTCCGGCATGACCGCCTCGGGCGCTTACGTCTCGCTCAACGGTGCTTGGGTGCCGGTGCCGGTCTACGTGTCGGACGGCTCCGCCCCGTGGATCGTCCCCGAGATGTTGACCTCCGACGGCAGCGCGCCGTGGAACCCCGCTATCTGACCAACACGAAAGGAAAGCTCATGGCAGCACTCAAGAACCATCCGGGCAAGTGGCTGAACGATCGAGCAGCCGCCGCCTACAACGCATTCGAGGCGAAGTACGGCGTGCAGACCCTCAACTCCGCCGGACGCAGCGAGGTCGAGCAGCAGGGTCTCATCGACCGCTGGGACCGAGGAGGCGCGGCCAACCGCCCGCCGTACCTGTACCCGCCCGCTCGCCCCGCGCGCGCGTCGAGCCACGTCAAGAACGGCGGCGAGTCTGTCGACATGGCTCGCGCAGGCGGACTCCGAGCGCAGCTCGCCGAGTTCGATTTCGTCTGGTACGGCAGCAGCGATCCGGTGCACTACACGCACAACGGCTCCACACGGTTCCTGACCGGCGGCGGCGCTCCTGGGTTCCCGCTCCCCGCGGGGTCGTACTTCGGGCCGAAGCTCCCGCTGTCGAACAAGCACAGCGTGTCCGGCTACTTCGGTCACGGCGAAGATCTCAAGCGCTGGCAGCAGCGGATGCGGGATCGCGGCTGGCAGATCACCGCCGACGGCCGGTACGGGGACCAGACGCGGAACATCACTCGCGCGTTCCAGGCCGAGAAGGGTCTGCGAGTGGACGGCCTGATCGGACCCGCCACCTGGGCGGCTGCGTGGACGGCTCCGGTGACGTGATGGGCAAGCTCCTGAACTCGAAGGTGCGCCGCTGGCTCTACGGCGTCTGTATCGCCGCCGTGCCGGTGCTGGTCTACTTCAAGCTGCTCCCACCCGAGGCGTCCCCGGTGATCCTCCCGCTCATCCTCGCGATCCTGAACGTCGAGGACGCGCCGCCCGAAGTGCGCCGAGAGTGAGCGAACAGGCAGACCTCGGGGCGACGCTCGCGGTCGTGGTCGCACGCCTCGATGACGTGCGCGGGGACATTCGCGACATGCGCACCGAGGCCACCGCGCACCGTACCGAGATGGTGTCACGTGGCGAGTGGGAGATGCGCAACCGCGCGGTGGACTCACGCTTCGACAACCAGGGCCGCGAGATCGCCGAGCTGAAGGCGGCGCGCGCGCCCTGGTGGAGCTGGGCGTCGGTGCTCCTCGCCGCGTTCGCGCTCGGCTGGGCGCTCCTCGGCCCCGCGATCACCACCGCCTGACAATCTCCTCCCATAGTGACCGAGAGGCCGCTATGGTCAGGACCATGACGATCAGCATCCCGCGTGAATATGACGAAGAAGACGTTCTAGCTCGGCTCCTGCAGGTAGTGCCCGACTTGAATTTCGGCCCCTCTGCTCGCATCGAGGACATCGAGGTCGAACCCCCGTACGCCAATGTGGAGGGACGAACGCTCACGCTCAGCGTCTCGGTGCGACTCTCTGACGCCGCATTCGCGCAAGTATTCCAAGCGCCGATTAGCTGAGTTCCGTCCCGCCTGACCGGCTCAGTTCTCCAACCGAGTCACGCCGTCCAGGTCGACGTACACATGGCACGACGCGCAGAACCACCACGCCGCGCGAGGTTCCATAGGCTCTAGGCACTCCGGGCAGTTCGGCGTATCCAGGTCGTCCATTCGGTGATTCTGCCACGGCTTCGTACCTCCGCTAGACACGCGTCCACGCGAGCTAGTGCACCCGTATCGAGCGGAGGTAGTCTGAGGCCATGCGAGCAGCCACTTACCTCCGACAGTCCAAGGGCGATCCCGAGGGCATCGACCGTCAACGCGAACGGACGCAGCAGCTCATCGACCTGCGCGAGTGGGAGCTGGTCGAGGAGTTCGCCGACGACGACGTGAGCGCGAGCAAGCGACGAGGCGACGGCACTGAGTGGGCGCGACTGTTGACCGAGCTGGAGTCGGGCCGCGTCGAGGTCGTCGTGGCGACAAAGCTCGACCGGCTGCTGCGCACGGTCGGCGACCTCGGGACGCTCGTCGATCTCGGGGCGAAGGTCGTCACCGTGGACGGCGAGATCGACCTCACCTCAGCGTTCGGCGAGTTCCAGGCAACGCTCGGCGCTGGCCTCGCTCGCTTCGAGGTCCGACGGAAGTCCGAGCGTCAGCAGGATGCCAACGCGAAGCGAGCGCGCTCGGGGAAGTGGGTCGGCGGTCGTCGGCCCTTCGGCTTCGAGGCCGACGGCGTGACCGTGCGTCCCGAGGAGGCCGCAGCGATCCGCGACGGGTTCCGCGACTACCTCGGCGGGGCGAACCTCTCGGACGTCGCTCGCGACTGGAACGCCCGAGGGCTGACTACCGGGCAGGGCGGCACCTGGGAGCGCACCGCCGTGCGCGCCGTGCTGACGAACCCGCGCTACGTCGGCCGGGTCCGCTACAACGGCGAGATCATCACGAAGGACGGCGTGCCCGTCGTCGCAGAGTGGCCGCAGCTCATCGACGCGGATACCTGGGAGGCAGTGCAACAGCTCGTCGGCGGCGCGCGCGGGCGCGTGACGCGCGCTCGGGCGCTGCTGACCGGCGTCGCGGTGTGCGGGGTCGAGGGATGCGGCGCGACGGTGCACGGCGGCGGGAACGCGCGCAAGGACGTGCGCGGCTATCGCTGTAGCGCCGCCCTCGGTCACTTCTCGCGCATGGCCGAGCCGATCGAGGATTACGTCGACCGCATCGTCGCCGCTCGACTGAACCGCCCGGACGCCGCGCAGCTCGCGCACGCCGCCGACGCCTCCCCCGAGGACCAGGCGGCGCTCGAAGCGCTGCGCGCGCGTCGTGACGGCCTCGGGGTCGCGTTCGCCGACGGCGACCTCACGCGCGAGCAGGTACGCTCCGCGACTGAGCGCCTGAACGGGCAGATCGCCGCGCTCGAATCGCGCATGGCTGACGCCGCTCGATCGCGCATCCTCGCCGACCTCATCGGGGCGGGCGACCGCTACTTCGACCTTCCGGTCGAGCGTCGCCGTCAGGTGATCGACACGCTCATGCAGGTACGCATCCTGCCGCCCGGCCGCGGCACGCGGACGTTCCGCCCCGAGTCCGTCGAGATCACCTGGCGCTGACTTGTCGTAGCACGACAGGCGACCTGTTGTAGCACGGCAAACTTGCAGGTCAGAGTGGGTTTAGCCCTCTCTGGCCTGTTAAGTTGTTCATGCACGTAGAACCGGCCGAGTGAATGGGCCGGGAGATCCGAGGCGTCAGGCATTCGTCGAGAATGCAAACCGCTCCTCGGGGACGAAGCGAGTGCGATTCCGCACCCTCTCCCGAGGAGCTTCAATGTCTGTACCCACCTCCGACCGCCGAATCGCACTCGGCGCTCGCGCTCAGCAGCTCACCCGCTACTACGGTCCCGATGCGAAGGTGACCATCACCGCTCGGCAGGATCTCGCCGAGGCGCAGATCGAGGCCGCGATCCAGAAGATCGTCGCCGCCGCTCCCCCGCTGCGTCCCGAGCAAGCCGACCGCCTCGCTGGCCTCATCCACCGAGGAGGCCGGTCGTGAGCGCCGCGCCCGCCGAGTGGCCGCTGATCGCTCAGGCGCTCGCTGACGGCTTCGACCTACTCCACGGCACTCTGACCCGCCTCGGTGATTCTGAGCCTGTCGCGGCACCGCGACAGGCTGCGGACGCACTCACCGGCCCCGACTACCCCGAGGGCTGGAGCGCCGCCGACGAGGAGGGCTGGCAGCACCTCGTCGAGGACGTCGACACCGACCAGTGGATTCAGGCGCAGCGCCTGTCTCCGGTCGAGCCTGTCGGCTGTCTGTCTGTCGGCGGTGTCTGTCCCCGTCCCTCCGGGACTGGGGACGACAGACACCCCGACAGACAGACTCCGACAGACACGACTCGGGACTGAAACAGGCCGAGCAAAGACCAGACAGACAGACCTACAGACCCAGAGGACACACCATGAACACGATCGACATCGACCTCAGCACCGTCCCCGCGAAGCGCCTCCAGCCGAAGGAGCCGACCCCTCGGGTCCAGAAGATCGAGGACGGACGCCGAGAGGGCAAGCAGAACCTCATCATCGAGGGAGACGCATGGACCGAGAAGCTGCTCGCTCCCGGCCTCGTAGAGATCAAGATCCCCGACATCACGCCGTGGAACGCCGAGGAGGACAACCCGATGCGCGTCTACCGGGCGACATTCGGAGAGAGCGGCCACTATCGCGACCTGAACCACGTACGCGAGACGCTGCGCGACACCATCGAGATCGTTCGTGAGGAGCGCGCCTATGCCGAACGGCTACGCCTGTGGACCATCGAGCAGCACGTCCTGAACGCGATCGAGGCGAACCCCGGCGTGACGACGACGAGGCTGCGCGAGATCGTCGGCGGCACCGGCAAGGAGTGTGACACTGCTCGGAACGCTCTGCTGGACCGCGGCGCGATCACCGTCCTCGACGGTCCGAAGAACGCGAAGCACCACCACCTCGGACGGGCTGAGGCAGTCGCGGACGCTCGCCTCGAACCGGGCGAGGTGGAAGACCTGTGACCCGACACCACGACGCCGAGTTCATGCGCGCATCCCGAGCAGTGCGCAAGCGCGTGAACGCCGACCACAAAGCGGGGCGACCGGTCTGGTGCATCGGCTGCGGCCGAGAGGTCCAGCCCGGTCAGCGCTTCGACGTGGGCCACCGCATCGACGCAGCACGAGGCGGGACCAGTCACCCGTCGAACCTCGGGCCTCAGCACCGAGGAGAGAACCGACGCGCGGGCGGCAAGCTCGGCGCGCAGATGACGAACAACACGCGCGGCGTCAGCCGAGCAGCGAGAGGACTACCGACATGGTGACCGAGATCAAGCAGCGTGGGCAGCACGTCCAGGCGCAAGGCGTGAGCCGCCTGCTCATGGGGAGCGTGACGATCCTCGCTGCTCTCAGCCTGGCCGGGGTCGTGGCGCTC